ATGTCCTTAAATGGAGTCAGTGCTGCGATGCGTGAACGGGTATCGCAGCAGTTAAAGGAAATTGAACGGCGGTATGGTGTGAAAGTGCTGTACGCCTGCGAATCAGGGAGTCGCGGCTGGGGTTTTGCTTCGCCAGACAGCGATTATGATGTGCGTTTTTTGTATGTTCATCCGCTGGAATGGTATCTGCGGGTGGAGTCGCCGCGCGATGTTATCGAACTGCCCATCGACGACGAGTTGGATGTTTCAGGCTGGGAGTGGCGTAAGGCGCTGGGATTATTGAAAGGCGCGAACCCGACGCTGATTGAATGGCTGGACTCACCGGTGGTCTATCAGCAAGACGAAGAAACGATAACGGCGCTAAAAGCGATGACGCCGAAGTGGTTTTCTCCGCTACGTGCGCGCTGGCATTATTATTCGATGGCGCGAAAAAACTTTCGCGGTTATTTGCAGGGCGACGAAGTTCGGCTGAAAAAATACTTTTACGTACTGCGCCCGCTATTGGCTGTGCGCTGGGTCGAATCGGGTAAAGGTGTGCCGCCAATGCGCTTTGCCGAGCTACTGGCGGGAAGCGAACTTGATGCGCCGTTACGCGCAGAAATAGACGAATTGCTGGAACGTAAACAGCGCGCAGGAGAAGCGGAATATGGTCCGCGCCGTCCATTGCTACATGCGTTTATTCGTGCAGAACTGGTGCGTGGAGAAATTCCACCGATTTTACCGGACAGCAGAGACGGCGATGTTCGGGAGCTAGATAATTTGCTGTATCAAACAGTATTGCGCCGGGCATAAAGCCCGGCGTGATTTATTGCTGGTATTGCCAACTGCTGACTAAAGCGTACAAGTGGTTTGGAGAATAGCGCCAGCTTTCCTTCAGTTGCAGAAATTCAGCACAAAATTCACTGCAAAACAGGCGATCGCGCTGTTCTTTATTACCGGTAATAATTCCTAATGCTCCGCGCCAGTCATATTTCTTGCCATCATGTTTACGGAAAAAAGTTTCCACATCCTGAAGGCTGGCCTGGAGCGGCAGCATATCCCACTTATCCGCAGGTAACGGCATTATCTTTCCGCGTACACCGCGATCGCGCAGTGATGCAGAGTAACAAAGGTAACTCTTTTCACCATGCTTAACGGCTAATTCACAGTGGGAATAACTACCGCGTGTGATTTTACGGGTAAGCCAGTCAGCCAGTCGGGCAATACCAAGGTGTTCTGTTCGGCCCTTATAACAAGCGAGCCAGACAGTGGTTTTACTCATGGTTGCCAGCCTGTGGAGTAATCGTAGTCGAGCACCGCCTGAATATCGTCCAGTGCTTTCACCGCCGCGATATGGCGCTGAGCGTTGGCGAACAGGCGCATATCGTGATCCATTGTTACCGATTCAAACTGAGCGGCGATTTCGTTGGTTAACTCAATCAGACCGTTATTTTTAGTTTTCCACATTAAACCTGGAGGGATTTTTTTCTCCGCTCCCATTTTAGTGAGTGAAAGCTGTTGGATACGGCTGCTTGTATCACTGTGGAAGTGATGGTTGTTGATGATGATGTAATCTACCGTTATTTCATCACGTCGATTTTTTATTTCCTGTGTAACCTGTGCCTTGGTATTCTCAAGTGCAATGGTAAATAATGTTTTGTCATATACCCATTTATCATTCTCTAAGATGTAAAAATCACCCGGCGGTGGTGTGGTGATAATTTTGAATGGGTCAAGACATATCCAGCAGATATTATCCTTTAATTTCCATTGTTCATCATTTACTGGTATTACCGAGTTCGGTAACACAACATTTAATAAAGAATCATCTATCCAGTCAATAACTTCAAAAGTTACTGGATGGTAATACGCATATCGTGCCATATTTTCACCATGATATTTTTACAAAGCCATCTGAGCCGCGTCCGCCGGAAAAAGATGCTGATGTTTGATTATTTGCTGCACTACCACCAGCACCACCGGCACCATAACCAACGGCATTACCTCCGTTAGAAAGGGCTAAACCAATCCCCCCTAGGCCATATAGTGAATTCATTCCATTCCCACCAGGAGCAGAGTGTTGGTCAACCATGGTATTCCCACTACCGTTTCCACCTGTTCCCCCGTAAGCTACGCTGTCAGCAAATGATGAGTTCCCGCCTTGCATGCCATCTGAGCCATGAACATTCCAAAGAATACCTCCAGTTGATCCCATCTTTGATTCTAATTTTCCCCCTTGACCACCTACACCTCCCGCTCCGACAGTGACAGCGTAATTTGTTCCTGGAATGACTGTGACTATTGATAATTTTGTTTCTCCGCATTGACCGCCAAAACCCTGTGTACTATATGGAAAACCAGAGTTTCCTTTTGCGTATCCACCGCCACCGCCACCGCCACCGCCACCGAGCATTTCTATAAAAAGTAAGGACACCCCATCAGGAACAGTAAACGTTCCATTGGTGGTAAAGAACTGGATGTGAGAATTCGTTGACCTACTATATGCAGCACCAGCCTTATCATACGCCGCTTTCACCGCACTCGGCGTAGCCGCCTCCGTCGTACTGTTGCTATCCGTCGCATTATTAAGCTTCACAATCCCTTTTTGCGACAGGGTGCCGTCTGGAACACCCGTAATCTGTCCCCATGGGTGAGTATGGTTTCCCGCAGCCTTACTATTCGCCAGGTCATACGCCGCCTTCACCGCGCTCGGTGTTGCCGCCTCTGTCGTGCTGGTGCTATCAATCGCGTTACTAAGCTTCACAATCCCTTTTTGCGTCAGCGTACCATCCGGAATATCAGTAATCTGACTCCAGGTATGACGATGATTTCGTGCCTCAATCATCGCCGCTTTCACCGCTTTTGGCGTAGCCGCTTTGGTTTCGTCATCACTGTCAGTGGCATTACTTAACTGCGTAAAGCCTTTTTGCGATAACGTAGCATCAGGGTGATTAGTCGAACGTTCATGTTCATCCAGTTGCGAATCAACATAATCTCGTGTTGCCAGCACAATACTGGGGTCAACGGTGAGTGTTACCGCTGCCGTGTTGGAAACTTCCATAATGAGACGAATGCAAACTTGCTTACCGCTGCCGCCGGGTAATAGCGGTTTATACGACTCCGGGAATTTACCGATAGCAATGAGTTCACCGTCAGTATCAAAAACACCGACTTCACGTACATACCAGCCGCCGATATTTTCGGGCAGTACAAGTTCCGCAATTAACCAGTTAGGATTATTGGGCGCAACTGTTAATGTATTTAAATCACCTCGCCAGACTTCATGACGTAATTTAGTTTGGCTGACGGTGGGTTCATAATATTGCCCTCCGCTGTCGCCAACAGCCATTTTTTGTAGATGAAGCTGTTTTTTATCCGCCAGAGCATTAGCAATTTTTGCCATCCCTCTGTCGGTGAGTAGAGTATAAAACTCATTATCCATAATTACTCCGGGTAAATAGATGTAATTTCAAGGCTCCATTGCCCTGTTCCGTAATAGATTGATGTGTTTTGCTGTACTTCCCGTATCTGGAAAGGTAAAACCGTCGTCAGTTCACCACCATAAAGTGCACAGCCAATAACAGGAATAGCACTTTGGTTAATGATCCAGACAATTAATGCTTCCAGTTTTGAACGTGTGTTTTTATATTCATGAATGAGTTCTACCAGATTATTGAAAAGGTTTTCATCCATGCCTTTATCCACCAGCTCTATATCAACCTTAAAAAAATAAGCCTTCCCCCCATATTCAAACCATTCTGAAATAGTTCCTGGTAGCGAAAGTATTTCCAGCACCCGCCGTACCGCCCAAATCGTTCCTTTATATTTATGCAGCTCAATGGCTTGCTTAATTAACTCGCGCTTCTCCCGTTCATCAGTGGTAAATAACCAACCTTCCAGCCCCTGAACGTGAAATTGTTCTGCAAGGGCAGGTAATGCCGAAGCATCAACCAGGTCTACCAGATAAACCATCAACGCTGTCAGATCGAGTTGGGCAAAACGCTCGGCAGCGATATTTGCCAGAGTTGAAAAACGCTCATCGCTGGCAAGCGGCGGTGGCGGCAGCAATTTATCCATCGCTGACTCCGGCAATCGTGACGTCTATCGCGGTGCATTCCGCCCACTCATGCGCCTGCAAAATACGTTTTGTAGGCATATTCAGCGCAACGTCATAGACACCATCGACTTGTAACACTTTGATTATCTGGTTTGGCACAATGTCCCGTCCCAGATGTTTCTGCCGCTGTTGCGTCCAGAGGCTAATCGCTTTACGCGCCGCAGCCAGCGTTGTCTCCTGATCGGCAGTGGTAAACAGTGTGAGCTGCGCACGGATTTCATACGGCACCCTAACGGCGCATTTCGCACTTACTTTGTCGGTCAGCGGACGTTTTTTCTCCTTGCTAACCTCCAGTTCAATTTGCGCGAGCAGTTCCACGCCCGGCAGACCATTCAGCGTTAGCGGGTAGATCTCCACGCAGCCTTCTGGCAATCCTTCGTCCGGCCCCAGTACCGCGACGTCAATAATCGACTGGCTTACGGAAAGCGTATGAAAGCGGTAGGCACCATAGCTGCCCGCATTGCTGAAACTTTCCGGCGCCAGTTGGATCCGCTGGCGTAGTGCGTCATCACTCTCTTCACCGCAGCCGCCGGTTGAGGCCGTCAGGTTGGTCACGCTGATATCGTAATAACCAATCCTGTCAACAAGGGCGCTAATCTGTGCAGGCTGCCAGCCATTGCCCGCTTCGCCTGTTGCCAGACTGGTGGCGGGAACGGCGATATGCAAACTTCCCGCCGGAATCAGAACATCTTCATCGGTAGCAAACATCACGCTGTCAGAGGCGCTGGCACGTGTTCCTTGTGGAATTAGAATGTTATTTCGATTCTTACTGGCTACCGAAAACAGCAACGTGGTTTTTGCCGGTTGTGCAGGTAAGCGGTGAACGCCCACCAGCTCACCTAAATAATCCAGCATTGGCGCGCGGGAATACGCGACCAGATTCTGTTTCGCCGCTTCCTGAATGGCGATGCGTACAAGGTTTTCACGATAGGCAAAAAGGTCAATCAGCAACCGCTCGGCCTGTGCCGGGTAGAGCTTTTTGCCGCTGGCATCTTCATACTGCGCAATCATCTCGCTGGTAATTTGCGCAGGATCGCGGTCAATAAAATCGGGTTCGGCTATCGCCATAACACCTCCGTTGAGTTGATTACGCCGTCAGCGGCGCGCCATTGCACACGTAACGTCAGATGTTCCCCGTCGATTACCGGTGTCACCTTCAGCAACCGGCAGCGCGGTTCCCACTGGCGGATGGCCTCTACCGACTCCCTTACCACATGCGGAATCGCCCGCTCGATGGGATAATCGATGTAGTGCCACAAGTTGCTGCCAAACAGCGGTCTGTGGGGATCACTGCCGCGCGGTGTGCGCAGAATGATGTGTATTGCCTGGTGAATATCATCCAGTCCGCAGACGTATTCTTCAGGCCGCTGCAAGGCTGGTTGCCAGTGCAGCGTAGAGGGGCGTGTTGTCGTGTTCATGAGGGTATTTTCGCCCTGAACAGGCGGCGGGGATATTAAAGCGATTTAAAAAACTGATTGATTAAAAAGAGAAAACCCGCCATCAGGCGGGTTAAACGTCAGTGTGAATGGTGGTTGGAGTTGCCACCGCTGTCCTGCAATGTGCCGCTGGCCTGAACGTTACCAATCACATTAACATTGCCAGTTATCGTGGCGGCGTTGCCGATGCCTCCACTTCCTGCCATGCCACCAAGCCAGGTGAGTTTTTTCATCACCGTGACGTTGCCGGTAAAGGTGCTCATGGGCGCATCTACCGTCACTGCTGCCGCTTTAACATCGACCTTACTGGCTTCAATGCTGACATCGGTGGCTTTCACATCAACAGTGTCGGAAGTCACGGTGACGTGTTGGGCTTTAACCTCAACGTTGGGCGATGTCAGGCTGGTACGGTCAATAACCTCAATCACGATTTTTTCGATGCCACCATTAATCGTAAGCTGGTGGGTGCTGCGGTCATATTCAAACGCTGCGCCATCAGAAAACTGGACATAGCGTTTGTCGCGCGATGCTACTGGCGCGGTATCTACCGTTGAATATACTGCGCCCAGCACCACGCCATCTTCACCGTTATCATCCAGCAGAACTTCCACCTGTTCGCCCATATCCGGTAGCCAGTAATCCTTATTGTCCTGAGAATTGCGCTGCAGCACCGCAAGCCAGTTACTCTTCAGATTGTCACACTCTGGTAGCGTGACCCGCACCCGAACGCTGGTTTCGTCAATATCGCTGATAATCCCCGTTTGCCGGGTTACTCCTTTCATATTGCCTCCTTACTGGCTGGTCGCTGGCCCGCGTGAAACGTCGATTTCAGTGGTATAGCCGCTGCGCACAAAACTGTGAGTAGATTTATCAATCAGCCACTGACCGGAAAGCACACCAAAATCGGTTAGCTCGATTTTATTGCCTGCCGTCAGTTCCGGGCAGCCCATCATCCTGAGCGTTCCGGTTTGTTGATATTCGTTGTGGCTGTCGAGCGCGGCGTTGGCCTTTGCCTGTGCCGCGCCAACGTCCGGCGCCCGACTGTTCAGTTTCAGCGTGTCGGCACTGGTGCCGACTCCACGGGCAGACGGCTTTTGCTGGCTGTCGTGAGTGTAGATAACCAGTTCTTTTTTCTTACTATTTTGATGCTGTACGGTGGCGTTTTTGTAGATGCGGTTAATGGTATCTTTGAAGGTGAAATGCGAAACGTCTTTGCGGTCGATCTTTTTCACCGGCGCCAGGCAGCGCAGCGTGGGTAAATGCGAAAAAATCAGTTCTTTGGTGGTCACCTTTACCGCATAGCCATATTCGCTGGCCAGGCGCTTGAGAAATCCGACATCGGTTTCGCCGTACTGTGTCACCCGGTCAATCGTCAGCGGCTCGATTTTGCCCACCAGCGTCAGGCCGTGAGTTTGCGCGATACGGCTGGCGATGGCTGAAAGCGTTGTCTCTTCAAAGCCCTGACTGTTACGGGTGCGCAGCGCCTGATTGACGGAAGTGGCGATGCCATCAATATTTACCGTGGAAGGTGGTGCTGAAATGTCAATTTTATCAATGATATATTGACCACAATCGAGCAGTTTTTCCCCCTGATAACCCATATGTAGCGCCAGCGTATCGCCTTTGCCGGGATACCACTCTTTTATCCAGCGTCCATCGGTGTCATCCAGTGTGATCGCGATGGTATCCGACTCGTTTTTAATACTGTCCTGGTAACTGATGCTGGTGACATAAGGCGTGATGTCATAAGTGATATCTTTATGCCCATACCACAGGGTAAAAATGGGCGCGAGCGTGGCAAAGACGCCGCCAGTTACGCTTATCTCAGCCATGGTGGGATCTCCGATACGGTCTTGTTGACGGTAATGACCGGAATAATGAGCTGAATACCGGCAGGCAGTACCGGGTAAATGGCGACATGTGGATTGGCGGCGATAATGCGTTCATAAGCCAGTGCATCACCGTAGTAATGCCATGCCAGGTTATCCCAGCGTTCGCCGTCGGTGGTGATATGTTCAAGGTATCGCATTACCAGCTCCTCGTAATGGTCGCGGCAGCGAGCTGAGTCACTGCGGGAGTGGTTTGCTGTACCGTTGTACGCGCCTGCTCAACCAACGTTGTGGCTTTATCGAAAGTTGCTTCGGCGATGGCGCTGGTGATGCTGCCAAACAGTTCTTGTGCATGGTCAACCAGTGTCCCGGCGTCTTTGGCGCAGTCGCGGATACCCGGCAGGCTACCCAGCAATGCTTTAATCTGCGCCGACAACGCTTTTGGTAATCCTGCCAGCGTTTGCAGATCCATCGGCTGTTTAAACAGGGTTTCGATGGCATCGATAGTCTTTTTCAACGACTTAATTATCTTTTCACACTTTTCTTTTAACGCTTTGGCCTCTTTAATCAGTGCTTTGACCTTTGCCACTGTTTTTTTAATATCTTCAATGGATTGCGCCAGTTCATCGAGCATCTCTTTGGCTTTGCGCATACCTTCTTCAATGGCGTTCAATATCTGATCCAACCAGGACTCCACCTTGTCCGGAAAATCGCTCGCCTTTTCGTCAATATTAGGCTCCTGGGTGGTAATCGCCGGGGGCAGGAGTGGGTTTTTCGGATCGCCGGTATACTCCTGGAGCGACATTGTTCCGCTTTGGGCAATCACATTGCCCCAGGGATCGGTGTGCTGGTGAGTGGCGGTTAACTCTGTAATTACAAACCAGCCGCGATAATCACCGTTGCCAAACACCAGCGCCATTGCTTTGTGGGCAAGCATGGCTTCACGCAGTCGATTCAGCTCTGTTGTGGGTTGGCAAAACTGGCTGTGCAGGAAAAATTCCAGCGCCAGCATGTCCAGCTTATCGCCAATAAACTGCACGCCAGGTTTGCCTTCAATACGGGCATGTGTGGCGTAATCCACGCCCATTGTGCTTTTAAAGCCATCCCAGAATGTGACAACTTTAAATTCAATCTCACCTAAAACGGCATACATCAGGCATACCCCCGGCGCTGTTGCTGCGCCATTACGTCGTTAATCATTCTTTCCAGTTCGCGTTTACTCATCGTCAATACGTTCTGAATGTCTTTAGTGGTGTTTTGTCCGTTACCCTGCACGGTAATTTGTGGCGAAAAATTCACCTGGACTTTTCCTGGGGAACGGGAGGGTAGCGTCGCCGGTTTGGTTACGGATTTACCTGGTAAAGAGGCCGACGCGGGTTTTGCCACTGGCGCCGATGACGGCGTTGTCGTTTTGCTGGATGGCGCGAGTTGTTTGCCCACAGGCGGCGTTAAAAGCGCACCGGCAACGCCTGGAACAACGGTCGCGGGGGAGACTGATGCGGTATTAGTCGTGCCTGTAACAGTCGCAGCCGATGCTTCTGTGCCGATCCCCATTGTGGCTTTTAGCCAGTCTGGCATGGCGTTTTTGACCTGATCAATAATGCCTTTCAGAGCGGGGAAAGCATTCATTATGCCGTCGGCCAGGCTACCCAGTATATTGCTGCCGAACTCGCTAAAACTCGCAGGCATCTCAACACCAAACCAATTCATCACACCGGAAAAGGCGCTGTAGAACAGCCCCAGTGGCGACCAGTCGAGAATCAACCGGCTAATACCTGCAATGCCACCGTCAAAGGCCGTGGTAATACGTTTCCAGATGGCGGAAAAGAACCTGGTGATAGGTTCCCAGTTGCGATAAATCAGATAAGCCGCGCCCGCAATCGCAGTGATGACCAGACCAATGGGATTCATCAGTAGCACCCGGCCTAGTGAGAGAACGGTCCGACCAACCAGTTTCAATGCTCCGCTCAGGCCACGACCAAGCAGTTGCGTTAGCCATTTTGCGCCGCCACCCAATGACTTAACCGCCGATAGCACCTTACTCGCTGCGCCTCCGGGCGCCAGACTTGCCCTGACTTTCAGGAAGATATCGACCAGACGAATAAACGGCGAGGCGATGAAGTTCGCGCCCAGCTTTAAAACATTCAGCGCACCGTTAAACAGCCAAATCGCCCCGACGATTTTCGCAATGTTTTGCACTAGTGCCGGGTGTTCGCGTAGCCAGGCGCTGAACTGGCGAATAACCGGCGCAAGGCTTTGCGCCAGCTCGCCAATCGCCGGCATAAGCTGCAAGCCAATGCTGAGCCATAAATCATTTAACGCCAGTTGTAACGCTTTAGTCTGTTCAATGGGCGAAGCCATTTGCGCAGAAAAGTCGGCATCAATCAGATTCTTGCTGGTGGCTTGCATGGCAGAGGCTTTTAGCTGGCGATACTCTTCCATATTCGCCAGCATAGGGGCCAGGAATTCCACCGTTTGCGCATCGCCGAACATTTCGCCCAGATTAAACTGCGTCACCATCGATTGCAGCGCAGTGCTGCGGGCAGATAAATCTTCAATCTGCATGGTGCGTTTGAAGGTATCGAGGATCGCCGGATTCATCTTCTCAAGCTGCATTTGCACGATATGAGTCATAGCTTCGCTAACACCCATACCGTTTTGCTGATGCTCAAGCAGAGAACCTTGCAGATCGACGCCCTGGCTGGCGAACCAGCTATCGGTTTTTTTCGAAAAGGTGGTTTGTAGAAAATGGTCGAAATTCTCCGCCGCTGCACTGGCGCTGGCACCGTTTTTCATGGCGATCTGCATGGTGGCGGTCAGTTCAGCCATACCTTCCAGACCCTGAGCGCCGGTTTTACCTGCAAATTTCTCTATCCACTGCGTTTGTTCGGCAATGGCAGGCCCACCGCTTTTGGTAACGCTGTACATCATGTTTTGCGCAGTGTGGAAATTTTCCGGGGCAATATTCAGTCGATCATGAGTCGCGAGCGCGGCTTTCGCCCATGTTTCGGCGCTGTCGCGCGTGGCGGTGGCGGCTTTGGCGATCTCCGGCATATAGCGGTTGAGATCCTGCAAGGACGATATGTTGCCTTCAACTAAGGTCAGAGCGGCGGACTGTAACGTGGTCTGCTGCTGGTTAAAATCCATACTCCAGTCGCGCAGATTCAGGCTGAGCGTCTCGCGAGTGGCATCACTCATCCCACCTTTGGTCGCCATATTGACCATATTGTCCTGAAACTCATACGGCAACTTCCAGTCGGGGGCTTCAACATTGAATACTTTGCTAAATTGCCCGGCAAATGTTTGGGTTTTCTCCATCAGATTAGCGCGGCTGCGGCTATTTTCCTCCAGGCGGAGAGCGGAATCGGCAAGTCGCTGCGTTAGTTTGATAACTGTCGCTTGCTGAGTAGAGAGAGTTAACAATGTTCTGGCGTTGAGTGAGCCGTAACGGGCTATTGCCTGCGTCAACGTCTCATTACGCGCCTGAAGCTGGGTAATAATATCGTTGGCCAAAATTGTTTCTCTTTAAATATTGATAATGGCCCGCTGGTTATTTTTCTAAAAAAAAGGGGCAGGGAAGAAATAAACCTGACGGGCTTGGGAAACTCGCAGACATCAGGTCTGCGAGTCATATTCGATTTTTATTTGGGCGTTGGCTTCATCCAGCCAGTTGCTAAAGTCATCGACGGTAAGGGCGTCTATCTCACTGGGCGGAAAGCGAAACCATCTCGCCAGTAACGCCATCGCTTGCCATAACAGTGGCGGATTCTGTAGCCACGCTAAGCATGGATTGAAATCGTTTCTGCAATGCCTGGTAATCCAGCAAATCCATTTCAGCTAAATCTTCTGGCACCAGTCCGGTCATTGCAGCCATTAGCGGTTCATCCCATTCTTCTGGTTTTTCGCTGATCCGGCGCGCGTTGCGCATATCTTTTACTTTCAGGCGACGTAATTGCAGAGTGTTAATTACGTCTCCCGCCGCTGAAGTAAACGGGAACTGTAAGGTATAATGTTCTTTCATTTTGTATCCTTATTGGTCATGCGGAAATCGGGGCCGTAGCCCCGAATAACTTAGCCACCGATGTTATTGCGATAGGTACTTAATTGATCCACGCCGTTAACGCGGAAAATATTCGCCAGGTAATCCAGTTCCAGCAGCGTTTCACCATCGACCACCTGTTTAATATAGGTACAACCAAAGGCGCTGCTGAATTCCGGGTTTTCATTCTGTTTAAATGTTCCCAATGGATTCTTTTTAAACATGACAGTCAAATGAGTGACTAACGCTAATTGATTCGCTTTCCCCTGGGAGTTATAGCAATCAATACTGGAGCGGCACTGTAATGCTACCGCCTGCCACGGGTTTGCCGTTTTACGCATGACGTCCTGATAAAAGGAGTTCCATTTAATTTCCCCTTCCAGTTTATCGAAACCTGCCGGGAGTTCGATTTTGCCGACCATGCCCAGTGCTTTATGCTCCTGCATAATTAAACTGACATCCGGTAATTTAATTTCGGTTGCACGACCTAAAAGGTTATTACCATCGAGATAAATATTGGCATTGGTAATACGGTTAATTTGAATTTTTCCAGCCATTAGCTATTGCTCTCCAGAGAGACTAAATATTCAGAGGTAATTTCAGTTTCAAACGTCAGACGTTCCAGCGGCGGTGGCGGGGTGAATTTATAGCTCAGCAATAAATGCCCGGCACTGAGTTCGGTCGGTGAATTTCGCGCCGGATCGTACCAGCACTCAAAGCCAAGCAGTGCGCCGTCGGCAATCAGCTTACGGCCCCAGGTATTTACCGACTCGGTCAGGGCATCAATTAGCGCCTGATTAATCGGCATATCGATATACTGCTGGCTGAAATAACGGATCGACTCGTTAATCACATCACCCGTGCGGCGAACGTTTTCAAAGTTACGCATATGGGTCACGGTTGGCCATGCCGCAGTGCGGTTGCCCCATAAACGCAGACCAGAGCCGTAACTATTGAAAACTGTGGTAATGCCGTTTTCGTTGAGCTGATTCACTTCACTTTGCGGGTCATCAACCATTGCGGAAAGTGAACGTTCGATACCGATAATGCCCTGAATTTCCTGGTTTGAGTTGCTCCACCAGAAACCTTTCTCCAGGTCTACTTTGGCACGCAGTCCGGCAGCGCGTGAAGATAGCGGTTCGAGAACTTCTTGGTTGGTTGAGCCGTCATAAACTTTGACGTGCGGATAGCACAAACGCGCACGGTCAGAACTGGTGTTGAAGTTGATTGCGCCTTTCGAGCCGCGACCAGCCAGTACCTGCTGGAATGTAGTACCGATTGGGGCGTCAATGTAGGCGATAGCACCGAGTTTTTCCGCCTGAGCAATCAGTTCGGTGGTGACCGATTTTTGCGTACAGAAAACGGGAGCAAGCAGGATTTTGGCGTAGAAACCATACAGGTTATAGGTATCCTGTAGCAGTTTCATCCCCGTGCGATCGCCTGCGGTATTAACGGCGCCAATAATATCGGCTGCGGTAACTTTTGTTGGATCGGCCCATGAGTAATAGGCGCAAACTTTCGCTCCGGCAGGGATCTCAGTTTCTGCACGAGTGATTATTCCTGTTTGTTCATCAACATGAAACGCTGCGCTGCTATACGTAGTGGCTGATGTTGAAGAGGGTTTCAGGACGACATTGCGCACCGCACGATGAGCCAGTTTTGCCTGGTTGTTGGAATCAAAAGTGATACTCTCATTGCTGATGCTGGAGCCATGTTTTGCCGGATCCAGTACGTTAATCACCACCACCGTACCGGCGCCGTGGTCATAAATCGCCTTCAGCGCCTGCGGGATAGTAAAGTTAGCCTGAGTCGAGCCAAACTGCGCGGCATCGCTTTCAGAAAGGCACAATGTTGGTTTGTTTACCGGACCGCATGGTGCACTACCGATTAAAGCGATTACAGCGGATTTTACCGCTTTAACCGGGCGCGGACCGGTTTCAATTTCAATGGTTTCTACACCGTGCAGGTAATTAGCTGCCATGTACAATTTCCTCTCCGTTATTTTGTTCTTCCTGAGTGATGACAGGAGTCAGGTGATTGCGGGCAATCATGGTCATAACCCACTCGTTTTCTTCTGGCAGATCAATTTCACTGTTCGGCCACAATAAGATTTCTTGTCCGTCGGCAAGGGTGACGCCGCTTGCCGGGCCGTTGTAGATGTATTTCATTCAGTTTCCTCGTAATTAACTTCAGTAAGCAGGGTAAGGTCCGTGCTTTCCCGTTTTGCGATAAACAGCGATCTGGTCGCCATTTCCATGATGTAGCGGCAGAAACCACCGCTCTCGCCTGCATTGATTTCTGTTTCAAGCCAAAGAAGACGCTCGCAATCAGGAAGCTGGATCCCCCCCAATGCGCTGCGTATGCGATCCAGTGCGTTTAACGCGCCACAATTTTTGCCAACAATAACGGTGGCAGTTAAACGGAGCGTTTGCTGTTGCACGAGGGCATCACTGCTTTCAGGCATGGCAAATAGAGAACCGCTATAATTAATAATCACTGTAACTTGCTGCGTCTGCGGAATATATTTATTGGCATCAACCGATGAAATAAATACGTCCATTTCGGGATTCTGTTCACGTAATCTGGTCACAACAGAATTAATTACAGATAAAATTTCCATATAGGGTGTTCCTTAATTACTGCTCACTTCGTTATCGTTGAAATGTATTCTGAAGCAGTGAAGGTGAAGAATCTTTTAATGTGATTTAGAGAAAAAATTGAATGGCTATAAAAATCCCCACACTTACGTAAAGGTGGGGATGTATTTAATAGCTGCCACGTTGTAATAGCTCTATTTTGCTATATAAGGCATCCAGCTTTGCTTCTAATACTGCCTGGCCACGAAGATAATCTTCTCTGCGGACATAATGCAGCGGAAGCTCGGCACGAAATTCGAGAAATTCTCTTTCCAGTTTCGACCAGCTTGTTTCTGATTCCCGGCGCGCGTTTTCCAGAGATTCAAAACGCTCATTAAGTCTTTTTTCAATTTGCGCTAACAGCAATTTTCCGGCAGCAAACATTAATCCAACGAAGGAAAGCATAAGGGAGATCACTTCCCAAAAATCGATACTGAGTTTCATCGGCCCCTCTGATTAGTGAAGACAGCTTGCCTGCCCCCAGAGTAAGTAGCGGGCGGCATGTTGATAGAGGATCATCTTCGGATAGTGACGATTTTCTCGCCAGTTTGCGGCACTACGCCCGGCGTTGACGTGCTCAACATGACCAAACCAGATGGTGGCATCTAACCCTTTGGATGCGGCCAGTTTTTTATCCCGATTAACCCATCCCTGACCACCGTTATAGGCGCTTAGGGTAAACGCCATACGCTGGCAGCCATTTTTCGCCGAGATGTTTTTCCACAAATGCTGGTCATATTGCACCAATGCGCGAATCGCCCAGGTTGGGTTATAGGGCTTGTTTTCACGTAGCTGTGGATACAACTGGCTTATCCATGTCGCTGTGGCAGGCATAAATTGCGCCATACCCTGTGCGCCGACGGGGGAACGCGCCATTGGCTGCCAGGCTGATTCCTGGTGCAACTGCCCGGCGAAGTCTGCCACCGGGGCGTTCAGTCCCCAGACTTCTCGTGCAGTTCGAATCAGTTCGTTTCGCCATGCCAGAGATGCTCGCGGCGGTTCAGATGCGTTAAGCGGGAAGAACGCGAACAGAGTAATTAGCGCGAGAAATTTTACCTGCATCACTAAAGTCCTAACGCGACGGAAAGGCAGACGGCTGCAACGATGATAGCCCGACGAATCATTGCCGCCGCGCAGCATCGCGCCTCTTCCCAGGGGCAAAATGAGTCAGGCCGCGCCCAGGGAAACAGACTGCGATCGAGCCAGTATCCCAGCACAGCGGCGAGCGAAACCAGACTTAGTTTATAAATGACAACCGGGATCTGTGCGGAAGATGTCCAGCCGATCGCGACAAACAGCGCGACGGAAGCGACCAGCCAGCCGGAAAGACGGGGAAAAGTGACTTTTTTCATACGATATCTCCTGATAAGTGAGCGTTTAGTGTTGCCAGATCCCTCCAGTGAAGAATGAAAAAAGCTTTAATAAATAACTTTAAAAAATAGATCCTCTATAAATGAACATGCTTGCTAATAAATCCACCCATTAATAAAAGAGCAAAAGGTGTCCTGGAGAATAAGCGCGTCATTATGCAGGGAAAAGAGGATGGTGAATCGTAGGAATAGCCCATAGTCATTTGATTTTTAAAGTTTGTTTAAGAAAGTCAGCGACTGTGAGGGAAACGATCTTTTTACACTACAGGTAAAAATAATACTGTATGCACATACAGTATCGTGTAAAATGATACTCCAGTTGACAAGAAACATAACGCAAACAATATATTTATTTTGTGAATTTATGACGTTCATTGATATTAAAAATTTATATTTTTGGTGATTGTTTATTTGTTTGTTGAATGTATTGAGTAGCAGTAATGACAACTGCTTAGCGTATATCCGTGGTTTTACACGCATCGGGTCTTATACAGGATGCAAGATATATGGAGATGAAAAATGATACGAAAATCAAAAGAGATGGCCCGGACACCGGAGATCATTAACGACCTGGCGTTTCATGCATCGCAAGTTCTGATTGAGAGCATCAATCTCGACAGTTCATCGGCGGAAAATGTGGGCTTTGCCATTGCCGACCGAATGATGCGTAACTGGGGTGGGCAAAGCATTTATTTCCCGAAAGGGATCTCCGGACGGGCGTCGGAGCGTGACTACCAAATCTATAGCGAGTGCGATGGTCGCAACTACGCCGAATTAGCGAAGAAATATAATCTGACGTTGCAATGGATTTATAAGATAGTGAAACGCGTACATGCGGAAAAGCAACAGCGCCGTAGTAATTCGTAA